CTTTAGCTAATGATTTAATTAGTGATTTTGATGACGACATTAGTTCACGTAGAGATTGGATGCAGACTTATGTAGATGGTCTAGAACTACTTGGCATGAAAATTGAGGAAAGAACAGAGCCATGGGAAGGCGCTTGTGGTGTGTATCATCCACTCCTTTCTGAAGCATTAGTTAAATTTCAGTCTGAAACCATGATGGAAACGTTTCCATCAGCTGGTCCTGTAAAGATTGAAATTATTGGGCGTGAGACGCCAGAGAAAAAAGATGCGGCAGAACGTGTCAAAGAAGACATGAACTACCAGTTAACTGATGTAATGAAAGAGTATCGTCCTGAGCATGAGCGAATGTTATGGGGTT